CACTACCATGAGCCAAAATCATTGATATATTACTATTACTATACCCCTTCTTTAATAATAAATTAATATTTTTTATCAAGTTTTTATGATTCTGATATTTTATATTTGCATAATTTTCTAAATACTTCTCTAAATAATCATCACTTTCAGGGTGATGAATAAAAGGCAAATGTGCATGAAGCACGAAGCTTACATATCCTTTTTTATTATTAGTCATTTGTTTTCCTCTTTCTATTTTATTATAAACTCACCAGAAGATGGGTTTGAAAGTTCATTTAATATTCCATCATCATATAATGCACTATATACATCATATATACAACTAAATGCATCAACTCTATCAGCACTTAAAGATCCATTTGCATTCACATAGAACACACCCGAGCCACCACATGCCCCTGACCAACTACTACCATAGCTTAAGTAAGATGGAGTCATTGTCCAATATTTTTGACCATTATATAAATAATATGCATTATTAGTTGCAGACTTTCCACCCGCAAATTCTACTTCATCTGCCGTTATTAAGCCTATCTTTAAAGAGTATATATCCCCGTTCGAACACGAAAGAGTCGGTTGATATTTGTTCCACAATCTATCGATTCCAGCATAGGCAAATTGCGTGCCTTTTGCACTCCACGTTGTCGCCCATGTTCCTACCCAACCTGAATACTTAGCTCCTACATTTCTATCATTACAATACTTTCCATCCTCAATATTTTCTACATAACTTGTTAGATTATCACTATACCATTTCTCTAACTCTGTTTTGGCATTGCTTGAAGTCCCACTTGTCTGAGGCACATTTGTTGATGGTCTTTGTTCCATAGTATATGTCCATCCTACATAATATGACTCATTACAATTAGCATTATATGCTAAATCCGTTTTTGCTATATTATCTAAAGTTGATGTTCCATTTGCATGACATGTTGTTCCATCATAGATTAATCTTATTGATTTATCTCCGTTTATACGCACAATTCTCCAACACTTTCCAGCAAACTTTACATAGTTGTTTGTTACTGCTCCTCTAAAGTAATAGCTTGTTCCATCAGTATCTTCTGCCCTGAACATTCCTTCATCAGTAGTTGCTGTTAAAGCAAAATTAGGTGTACCTTCGTTTAATGTACTATTTGCTAATATAATGTCTGAAAAAGAAGCTCTTTTCTTTTCAAATACTAAAGCGTTATTGAAATAAACTTTGTCTAACTCTACATCATTAAAATTCGCATTTTCTATCGCTGTACCATTGAAATTTAATGCAGGAGTAGTACTTCTAGCCATTAATTTTCTTTTAGGCGGCACATAAGTCATTTTAATTGTGTAATAAGCATATTCTTCTGTTTCGGCATCTTTAATAATATTCTTTCTATAATTTTGTAGAGTAATATCATCAACTATACTAGGTATTACATAGGGTATATTAGATATTATTTGTTCTTCATCAGTTAGTTCATTCACTTCTTGTTGTTCTTTTTGATAATTATATGTAACACCATTAGCCCAGTCATTAGTTTTCCATGGTGCATTAATCCCTATATTTTTATTTTCTTTAGATATAGAAAAAACAACATTTTCAGTAGTTTCTCCATCTAATTTTATATTTAGACTACTTGGTCTTAAATTTTCATTATCATCAAGCCAGATAACTCTTAAATAAATTGAAGCTTGTTTTTTTTCCATACGTTACTCCTAAGGATTTACTCCAGTTGATGATATATATAGTGTTGAGCCATCTAATCTAACTTTTATTCCACCAATTGTAGTAGCATTTGCCTTAGGTATAAGAAAATTAGCAAGCTCTTCATCAACATAGTCAACTGAAGCTTTGTTATTCCAACTTTTAATATTATCTTGAGTTATAGACTTAACGTGAATTGGTACTGTTGGGTCTGTTTCTGTATAATCTGTTATAAAACCACTATCATTTTGTAAATCACTTGTTTTTGTAGGTATTTCACTCTTTAAAGCATAGTTAGTTAAATCTACATCTGTTGAACCTATTTTCTCCCAAGTATTATTTACATAAATATATTCGTCGTATATATTACTTGTTTCTTGATTAGTTCTTGCTATTAAATAGATTATATTATTTTCTCCAATTGTAGGCAACTCTGTTACTACTTCCATTTGAATTGTTTTTATAGCATTTATTAAATTTAATACTTCACCTTTTGTATAAGTTTCCGTTTTTAGGTAATAATTAATAAGATTGCTTACAAGAGGATTTACTTCGCCTGTGTCTCCTTTTTCTCCTTTATCCCCTTTTTCTCCTTGAATACCCTGAGGACCTGTCTCGCCTTGTGGACCGGTTTCTCCTTGAATGCCTTGAGGGCCTTGTTCTCCAGTATCCCCCTTGGGACCAGTTAAACCAATATCCCCTTTTTCTCCTTTAGGGAGTGTTAAATTTAATACTTGATTAGGTTCTTTTCCTGTTATTGTTGCTTCAGCCGTTTCTCCTGATTTAACTTCTCCTATTGATAGTACATTGAATAACATATTTTCTTTTTCAACTTTTATTTCACGTTCCATTAATTATTCCCTCCCTCAAACGTTACTTCTTTATCTAAAGCGATTGTATCTTTAAATATTGTTGATACAACTCCTGCGTTTTCTACTTGAATATCACAATAATATTTTTTGTATTTTAAATTTTTTGTATCATCGTGCTCTATTGTTATATGATAATAGCCTTCATTATCAAAGATTATATCATCAAGTGTTTTCTGTACCAATTTTTCTGTGGTTTTATTATTCTTTTTTACTGTGAACCATATTTTTTCTGCTCTCACTAATATTGGTTCATTATTAGCATCTTTTCTTTGAAACTTAAATTTATAAGTATCTCCTCTAGTAAATTTAATCATTCTTAATCTCCTTCCTTAGTGAATTTTTACACCATTTAATTTTATACAATTTTTAAATATAGCAAAGTTTGGTATTCCTTTAGTAACTATAATTGAACCTGTATTTGTATCTATTAATTTATCTTTAAAATAGACTATAAACTCATATACTTTTTGATAATCAAAAATATCTCCACACACTATAGTTCCACTATAAGTACCATTTTCATTTAATACTGGTGTTAGTGTTCCACCATCTATCCATTCTGTACTGCCTTTTACACGATATTTCCAACTTAGAGTTAAATTGTTATCTGTTGTACCAAACGAATTATTAAAATAATTACCTGAATAATTCAAATCTATTTCTCCACTTGTTTGAGTTTTACGTTTGAAATTAGCATTACAAGTCAAAGGGATATAATCTATCATATCAGCATTAATTTGATAAGAATTAGGAAAGTTACGACTATCTATACAAGTTAAATTAAAAGTATTTTTTGATACTTCTAAAATATCTTTGTCTCCTGTTATTAAAGTTCCATCTAATGTAATTGATTTTATTGTAGCTCCATTTTTAGCAGTTGCTATTGGAGTTATTCTAGCTGTACTTTTATATTTAATTAATTTATTTTCATTGCCACTCAATGTAATTGTAACTTGATTTACATCTTTAATAGTTCCTAATATATTAGGTTTACATTTGTCTTCATTACATTTAATTGTTATATTTTTTGTAGCTCTTCCTATTTCAGTATTTCCATTGTAGGTTACACAAGTAATCGTACATATCCCACTAGGACTATTTGGTATTTGACTATAAAAGCTTGTTGGTATAGTCCAGTTTAAATCAGGTATTGTCCCTGATAACGAACCAAATGAGTATAATAATGTATGAGTGAAACTGCTTGATTTAGAGTCTATTTTTATATCACATATACCCTCTATTTCAGCATCACTAGCTGTAAATGTACTTGTACGTGGTATATATGTCAGAATAACATTTTCTTCAATAGTGCAAGAAATCGGTAAGTAATTTGTTGTTGTTCCTGGAGTGAACGAAGCTTTCACTTTTATTGTTCTATTGCCATCTGAATTATGCAAAATATCTCCCGTCCAAGAAGCTATAACATTATAAGTAGTTCCGTAAATTTTAGATACTGTAACATTTGCTTTTTCAGAATCATCTATATTTAAAATTGCTTTTGGAGTTTTGTAATCTTTGAAACCACCAGTGTTGCTTAGATTATGTGCTGCATATAAATTAATTGTAACATTCGAGGTATTATTATCTATATTTGTACTATTTTCTATTACTTCAAGCTTAAACTTATAAGCATTTTTGGTACCACCATTATTATTTACCTTTATTTCTCTAGATAGTAATATTTTTAAATCAGCTTTTGAAACTTCATTATCCATATTTAATCATCTCCTATATAAAAAAGACCAAGTCCTATGCCCTCTTCTTCATCAAATACTTCTTCTATTCGCCAATGTTCAGAAGAAAAATATTGTTCAAATAAAAAATTCTTAGCATAAGTAACTGTTTGCCCTAAATATTTTTCTAGTTTAGGCGCTCTATTAAGTAAATCTTCATAAACATATCCACCATAAAATTGTGTAGCTTCATTTTGACTAGTCTTATCTTTAACTTCTACTCCATAAGCATTTACATTATTTCCTACTGGAGCGTTGGAATCTGATATATTTAATCCGTTTTTATTGAAAGTATAGTTATTCTCTGTTTTAAGCTCAGTTACACCATTGTTTATTTTCTCTTCTAAAATGCTTATAGTATGACTTGTTGAGTTTGTTAAATTTTCAACAGAATTTTTTACTTCTGTAATATTTTGAATATTAGAACTTTGCATATTATCTAATTCTTCTTTAGTGTAATAATCGTTATTTAATTTAACTTCTATTTTCGTTGTTTCTGATTCTACTTTTGATAGAATGCTATCCTTAGTTGCTTCTAATTGAACTGTAGTTGAATAATCTGTTTCCACAGTAGTTTTAAATTCATTTAAAATAGCTCTAGTTTCTGCTAAAACATAGTCTTCTGTGTATTCATCTTGCACTATCCAGTCTACTAAGTTAATATCTCCTTCTGGTCTTGTACATCGGCAACGCATTATTAAGTTGTCTTTTAGCCAAATATCTCCTACTTCGTAAGGTGTTGTTGGCTCTTCATAAAATAATGTTCTTTTATTATCTGATGTGTCAGCATCTGAATTAGCATAATTTAAAGATTCACTTAGCTCTTCATCTTGTATTCTTTGCCAAACTAAATCTTCGTTGATTTTTATTAGCTGATAAATATAGCCTGTATCTCTATCAAAAAGTACATCATTTTCTTCAATTTTACTTTCTTCATCGATAACTGGAACACCATTAAAAAACCAAGCTTTTATTGTATTTTTAGCTTGGTTTTTATATGGAGTTATATTTTTAATATAATTTTTTATTATATTATCTTGTCTTTTTATAACTTGATTAAGATTATTTACATCTTTTCTAATTGTTCTTAATCCTTCTAAATTATATCTTCTTATAAGGTCTTCTGCTGTTAAAACTTTTGATTTATCACTTAAATTCATTACCAATACACTCTCCCATTTTTGATTTTGTATCCTAGTTGCTCATATAATGCTTTTTTATCATCGATTGTTATTTTTTGACTATTGATATAATTTATTATTTTTTCATCATATCCATCAACAGAGTAATTATTTAATTTTATTAATATTGCTCTTTGAACATTAGGGATATCCATAGAGTTAATATAATTAACAACTTTATTTTTTTTACTACCACTTATTGTATTACCATTTTTATCTACATTTGAAGTAAATTCTTGACTTTTAAGTATATAATAATCTGTTATATTTCCAATTTTGCTATAATTATATGCTTTTTTATAAGTATCAGATATTTCGATGTTTAAAACCTCTTTTTGAGCCACATTGTAAGAATAGTTAACTAAGTTTTTAATAATATATGCTTTTTTATCGTTGTTCAAATTGTTATATTGTTGATTATTTATAAGTTTTAAAACGTTATCATCAATTATTTGCCCAGAAACTTTTTGATACTCGGCTCTTTGTTCTGACGTGAAAGTTATCTTTTCTCCTTTTTTATTCAAATAATAAGGCGCAACTCTTGGCATTATAGATTTATCTCCTACTTCTTTATATAATCTATAAATTTCTTCTGCACTTTCACTAATATTTTCAGTATTAACATTTGCTGGATTTAAAAAGACATTAAATATATTATTTTTACCACCATATTTTTGAATTTCTCTACCCATTGTATCAATTGATGGAGCTAAAGTCTTATTTAAACCTGGTATCTTAACTGCCATTTTGTTTAACACTGTTTGAATTGGCTTACCATATTCAAATGTTGTTCTTTGTGTTCCGTCTGTCATATCAGCTATTTGTTTAGAAAATGTAGGAATTGCTCTAGCTGGTAAATCCAAAATAGAGTTAACTAGACCAGATACTATACCATCATTATCATTAAATACTTCATTAAGGCTTTGCATAAATGATTGTTCTAATAAAATACTACCAGCTGTATCTAAATTACTTACAATAGCTTCTAATAAAGCTTTATCTTTATTTTTTGAATTAACGATATTAGCTGTTATTGATAATGGCGCTGCTAAAGGTTGCGCCCAATCATATGTAAAAGTCTTATCTCCTATTTTTATAGAATAAGAACTTACTCCTAAAGTATTTTTTAAGAAGCTAGCTGTGTCTTTATCATCATCACTTTCTCCTGTTGTTATTTTAGCTTCTGCTAAAGCATAACCTGCTACATATAATAAAGTTCCAGCTGTTGCTTTTCCTAAAGTTTGAACAAATTTATGTTGCAATCTCGGAGTGTATTGTCCATTACTTAATGATTTTTTTAAATTATTTCCTTGTATAATGGTATTTACTAAGCCTACTGGAGAATAATCAACTATTGCTTTAGTTATGTTAGCTGGTGTTTTTGCAAATGGAATTAAGATGTCTCCTAAACCATAATTTTTAGTCCCTACTATATTCATAAATTTTCTTATACCTAAAACAAATTTAGTATAATTATTGTTATCATTCCAAGTCCTTTGCAAGCTTTCAGTTCTCGCAATATCTATCATATCTTGAGTTACTTTTGTTGTATTATTTAGTATCATTTGATTTTGTAGTGAATTTTCAAAAGATGATTGACTAAATACCCTATCACCAGCATCCATTACATAGTTTAACAAATTTTCTACTCTATTTAAGTTTCTACCAATAATATTTTTATCACTATAAGCTTTACCTTCACTTATCTCAAAACGATTACCTTCCATATCTTTAGTGTTGATACCTTTTCGATAATCATTCGTTGCTTGATAAGCTCCTTCTTTAAATCCTTTTAATATAGCTTTTATATTCATATTTCCAGTTGTTCTAACATTCGTTTTTTTAGCAATTAATTTATCTGCATAACTAGAGAATAAATCTCCAAAATAATTGACTGGTGCTATAATAGCATTACCTACAACATTTCTTACTTGTGTTTTAGGATTGAATAACATTGAAATACGCATCCAGGACTTAATTTTGGAACCTGTTGTTGATGGTAGTTTATCTGTCATCATTTTTTGAATTTCAGCAAGTTTTACGCGTTTATCATAATTATCTTCCATTTCAGAAACTTCTTTCATAGTATCCATAATAAATTGTACTTCTTCTGGTTTCAAATCAAAGTCATTTCTATATTTATCTATCCATTCTTTTGATTTATTTTTAACTATTTTGTCATAAGCTTCAGATAATTCATTTTGTGCATATTTTACCATTCCTTCTGGCGTCATTCGTTCCATTATATTAAAAGCTTGAACTGTTTGACCTGCATTTGTTCCTATATTACGCATTTTTTTTGCTACTTCTACCATTGAATCATAATTACCATTATCAGCATACTGTTTCATTAGAATCCAACCTTCTGCTACATCTATTGCATCAGTTTTTTGAATATCTTTGTTAAACCAATTTAATGTTTCGCTTTCTCCGCCTTTGTTTAGTCTTTCAAAAGCTTTATTTAGACTTTCTTTATTAGTAACTTTATCATAATATTGTACTTCTTCATTAGACATAATGTGATGTTTTTCTTGCTCATTTAACATATTTGTTTTATCTTTAATATTGTTATAAAATTTACTATTGCCATCGCCTACTTCATTCCTATTAACTATTGGAAGATTCGGAGTTGTATTTGCATTTTCTTTTGTTAAGTTGGATATTTCAAGTGGATTTAATATTTTTGTATTATCTTTATCATTAAAATCACTTTTTAAAGGTAAATTGATATCGCTTGTATCTTTTGTGAATTTTTGAATATTATTATTAATAGGTAATGGTGCTACTTGATTTTTATTATTTATTGTGGTATCATTATTGTAATAAATTGAGCTGGTATTCTTAGGAATATCACTGATAGTAGTACTACTATCAGAGCTTCGCATAGGTAATTGGAACCTATCCGTAGCACTCAATTTTTTTTGTGTATTATTCTTATCAATTTTATTTATTATACCTTCGTCTATATCATATAATAAATTACCTTTTTTAATATTATCTTGCATCCAATAATCATAGTTGTTGCTTTTTCCATAGGCACTTGTCATAACATTAGTATCTAATTGAACATCATTTATTTGTCCTTTGCCATCTATTTTTATACTCGCTACAATTATATCTCCATTATTATCAGCTAATCTAGTTACTGCAACAATACTTCTATCTTTTGTATCGGATTTTAAAACATTTAAAGGTTGTTCTAATGCTTCAGGAATTTGTTTAATTATTTCAATTGGAATGTTATGATAATTAACATTATCATATTCTCCTGTGCTATTTGTCATAGTATATAAATGTTTTTGCGTCATTGTTATTGGTAAATCTTTTAATCCTAAATCTTGAAAAATTTTAGGAGTATTTTTACTTACAATTAGCATATCTCTTTTAGGATATTTCCCTTGCAATACTTCATCTATTTGTTTTGAAAATATATTATTATTTTGATTACTAACACTTGGCATTTTAATTTCACTATTAACTTTTGACAAGTTGATATTATTTTCATTAATAGTATTATTAATTGCACTATTTACAATACTATTTTCTAAATTGTTTTGAGATTGATTATTAATTAAGTTAGTAACATTTTCTTTAGTATATATTTTTTCTCTATTTTTGTCATATTTGAATTTAGGATAATTACTTATCCCAGCATTTAACGAACCTGATATACCAGCTATTAAAGCTTCTTTAGTAAATGGTTTAAATTCATTATTTTCATTTAAAGTAATATTTCTTACAACTGGGTCTATTATCTCTTGTAAATATTCTTCTAAAAATTCACTTCCTACGTCTGCTAATATATCTCTTGTTGCTTTACTTGATATTACTTTAGATAAAGATTTACTAATAACATCACTAACACCTGATTTACCTATTACAGAAGTCATACCACCCAAAGCTTTACCTAAACCTAGTTCTAATGTAGTATTAGCAGTAGCATACCTATTAGCTTGTTCTTTAGTATATCCTTCTTTTAAACTTTCATTATAAGCATTTTTATAAGTATTTCCTCCCATAATTGTTGCGCCTAGAACTGGGTTAACTGCTCCTGCTACAATAGAAGGTGTCATATTACCTAAAGAATAAGTTGCTGAAGAATAAATTTTTCCTAACCAATCATCTTCTTTAACTTCACTCATTACTCTTTGAGCATTTAAATCTGATTTAGTAGAATTTCTAACTATTTCCCCATTCGCCAATTTATATGTATTTGAAGTTGGCAAAAAGGTATTATTTAAAGCATTACTTGTACCACCTATAAAAGGTGCTATTATTTTATCTATAAAATTTGTCTTTTTAGAAAAGGCTTCTCTTTGATTTTTAGTTTCTTCTAGCAAAGGAACTGCTCTATAAGCGTAATCTTCATATTCTTTATATTTATCATTTGTTTTAACTATCTTATCAAATTTCTCTTTATTTTCATTATATTTTTTATCACTTTCTTTTCCTGCACTATATCTATCTTTTGATTTAAGATAATCATATTTGTTTTCGTAGCTGTTTTTTAAAGCCTTTTGTCTATATTCTCCTAGATTTTTGATTATGTTTTTACTATTTGAAGTTTCGATATTATTATCTTTAGCTAAATTATATACTTGTTTTTTATAATTATTCGATTGATTTCGAGCTTCTTTTAATGCATCATTTATTTCGCTATTAGAAAAAATTGACATATTTTTTAGTGCATCATTATAGCTACTATATTTTTGTTTAGCGATTTCACCTATTGATGGTGTAGGTAATTGTACTGGCTTATACGTACTTAATACTTTTTTTGTAAAATCACTTTCATAAGTTCCATTACTAACATTATTCTTCTTTTTATTTTCTCCTAATTCTTTTCTTGTAAAATCACTTGAATAAGCCATTTAAACACCTACCATTTCTTTTGTTCTGCTATTCTTAAAAATACTTCTTGCGATATTTTTCCTTCATTTAACATTTTAGTTGCTACATTTTGTTGCGCTTTTGTACCTTTTTGAGAGTTAATAGTTTTTAAAGCACTATTTGTACTTGCAACAATCGCTGGTTCTCTAGCTACTGTAGCTGCCATTTGTGCTACACTCAACCATGGGTTATTTCCTTGTATTGTCATACTTTCAATTGGTTCTTCTGGCTCATTTTCAATAGGTAGGCTACCATTTTGCTTGTTGTTTTTACTGCCACTTCCTCCAGAACTTCTTCTAGCGCTAGCTGATTTGCTTAATGCGTATTCTTTTTCCCAATTCGCTTGTTGCCTTTGTGATTCTGCTTTTTGAAACGCAAGATTTTCGTTGTATTGTCGTTGTTTCTCTTGCATTTCTAATTCCCATTGTCTTATAGCTTCAGCTCTTTGTTTTTCTGTTTGAATATTGTTATAAGTAGTTTGATATCTATTATAATAATCACTATCTAATTGTTGATTGTTTGATAATTGATTTTGAGTTAACGTGCTCTTGTTATTATAGAAACTTTCACTATATTTTAGTTGCATTTCCAATTTAGCTAACGCATTCTGTGCTTTTTGTACATCATTATTAAGTCTCGCTTCATTCATATCATTATCATATTGAACAAATGCATCTTGCATAGCTTTATTAGCCGATGCAAGTCTATTTTGGTAAGTATTAAATCCGCCTAATTTAGCTGTTTCTGATACTCCACTATTAAGCAACCCTTGACTAGCGAATTGTTCTGCTTGTATTCCATAAGGATTGGTGTATGATACAAAATCATTTTTAGCTTTCTTTTGTTCTGTTTCCATGTTCTGTTTAGCAATCTCTTTTTGTTGATTAATCTTTTGCTCATTAAAAGCTAATTGTTTGTCTAAAGCTTCGTTTTGAGTTTGTTCATATTTATTGGCATATTCTTGTTGTTGATTATATATGTCTTGATTACCTTGTAATAAGTCGTTATAAGTATTATTACTTTGATTAAGTGCGTTTTGCTTTTCTTGTTCGATTTTTGCTAATCTTTCATCATCCATTTTTATACTTCCTTTCTATTTTTTAATGTAACCTGCTACAAAACCTTGCATTGTACATGAAAAAAGTCCAAATGGTTTATTTGAACTAAATCTAACTTGAATTTCTTTAAACTTTTTATCTTTAATACGAAATGGTACTATCTCATTTTTATCTGATAATGTTGTCTTTTCTTTCGTTATACTATCTACAATAGTATCTATTTTAATATTATCATTATTCATACATTTAAAATCTACTACGTTGCCTCTTTTATTAGTGGTTTTAGTATATCCTTGGTATCCAAAATTATCTTTGCAAGTTGTAAAATGACTATTTATATCTTTACTATCATCTACATTGCCATCTAATATAAATAATTGCCCTTCTTCATTGCCTAAATATAAATTTCCTCTATATTCTTTTATAAATGTTATATTAAATGGTAATTTCCAGTAAAACCATTCATATTCTATATCGTTTGAGTTATTTTGAAACTTTTTACGACTATCTGCTAAATATATATGAGAATTAATTAAACATAATAAATATCCTTTGTATTCTGCTAGTTTGACATCTTTGTATCCAAGTTCTGATATCATCTTTGGGTCTACTAAACTACTTCTATGTTGAAGTATTTGTTCGCTATATAATGAGCTATTAGAAATACCCTCAAGTCCTTTATTTGAGAAGAAAACTATATCATCATTAAAGTTTATGCCACAAGACACACAACCTAGGCTAATCGAACCATTTACTGAAGGATAAATCTTATTATAAGTTGAATCCAGTGTGGGTGTTAAGTAATATAGACTGCTTGAATTTTGTTCTAAATCTTTTAAAACCCACAGGACATTATTGCCTGGTATTATTGCTTTTACCTGCGCTAGATTTAAACCACACTCATAGTATGCTGTATCTCTTACATATCGTGGGTCATTTAGTTCTGAGTGGAATACACTATTCGGATAATTAGGATTACCACTAAAAAATATTCTATTATCGAATTCACATAATAAAGTACAATTAAGTATTCTATTCAAATAGTCTTT